AACCCCCTGCAACCTGAGCAGGCTCCCAACGCCAACTTCTTCTATGGCATGGGTCCCGCTTACGGACAAGCAGGTTTCGTAGCTGGTCAGCCTGTAATGCCAACGGGATTCCTATTTGAGGGAGTTCGTTGGTTTGAGTCCACCAACCTGGCTGAGAAGAGCCTTGAAGTTTCGATTAACAGCAGTCAGCAGGTTTACACCGCTGCACCCATGCTGTTCTTCGGCCCTCAGGCAGTCGGCGTAGGCATCGGCGGAAACAATGCCCAGATCCTGCTTAACAATAATGACGACTTTAGTCGCTTCATTATTATGATCTGGTCTCTCTTTGCTGGTTTTGAAGTGCTTAATCGCGACTTCATTACCGTTGCTTACTCATTCGTATTCTGAGGGAGGTAAGTAACCAATGTCTAAGAGAATTTATCCCGGTAACTTTGTTACCAATCTGAGTAGCTTCCAGGGTCAGTGCGTTATTGCAGTCCCCGGTAGGCAGTACTACCACAAGATCGGCTACGCACTTGTCGACTCAACTGGCGGCACGTCTTTCGACGTGATCATCCCCAGCCCTGACAAGCGCGATGACGACAAGCCTCGGGCAAACATCACCGGGCTGGTAGTGCCCGATGGTGCAACCGTTTACTCCCTCGGCTTGCGCGTGACTGACAACCGCAAGGAGAAGGACAAGGGCGATGCCGCTTCTGGCCTGGTTGGCACCAACACCAACCGTCTGAAGCTTGCAACTGCTGTGAACTCCACCGCTGGCGGTGTGATCTCCAGCTCTGCGCTCGGAACCAACTCAGCCAGCCTGGCTGTCGCTTCAACCACCGTTGCCCCAGGCACTGGTCGTTTTAGCGCTGCTGGTACTGCTGTGAGCGGAGCAAAGACCCTCAAGGTCTTCGTTACCGACAGCACCGGTGCATCCGCTGGCTCTACCCTGACCTCCACGGCCACTGGCGGCAGCTACATCATCTGCGAAGTCTCCTACTACCTGGATGACGACGTAGCCACAGCTGATGACACAATCCTGCCTTATCTGACTGAGTCCTGATACGGCGATTGTTTCCCTAGGATGAGGGCTATTGGGTGACCATAGCCCTCATTTTTTTGTACATATGGCTCTGTACCAGAACACTAAAACTGGCCAGCTTGTTGAATTCATTGGCTACCACGACAAGGAGTGGGCAATGGTCAAGAATTCAAGCGGTCAAGTTGCTTACGTTGCCTTGAATGATCTTGAGAGCTATGAGGCAAACAAAGGTAGAACGGGTACAGTCCCTCAGCCTCAGTCAGCTGAAGTAGAGGTTGACGAAGACAAAATGCCCGAAACCATTATTCCGGCTGACACTCGTCTGAACCTCAATGCTGCGACAGCTGAAGCTATTGCCAAGCATGTCAAAGGCATCGGATATGCCACAGCGAAGAAGATTATTGAACTTCGACTCTCCCTGCCTGGCGAGCGTTTCAAGAGCTTCGATCAGCTCAAGAAGATTGGGCGTGTGGATTGGGACGAAGTAATCGCTGCAGACCTAACTTACATTGCTTGATTCTCATAGAATTAGATCAGGTCGCTGATTATCATGGAGCTCAACGACTTCGATAAAAGCCGTTGTCGCTTCCATTTGGGGTACAACGTAGGAGCAAATCTTCCGGCAGGCGATATCGCCAGGCTGGAAGAAGCTTTGGCAAGGATCCCGGATAGCTATTTCTATTCGAGAATCCTTGAACACATTGAGCGGTGCGATAAAGCCTTCAAGGTTTCGCAGATCTTCAGGGTTGAAGACCAGCCGCAGCCCAGTCGCGTTGAGCGAATTACTGGTGACACGGATCGAGCGATCTTCCAGTCCGAGCCGCTTAAGGCCTCAAAGGACTATTGGGAGGTCTATTTAAGAGAGACCGACCTCTTAGCTCAAACGCTTTATGTAGCGAATTATCGCCGCGATGAGGTTCGTCGTTATGCATACGACAGAGCTGGAGCTGAATACATCATGGGCGTCCCTGGCCCAGCAGACACAGCGGTCGGCACTCGAATTTTGCAGGCCCAAGGCGCAATGAACTGGAGGTAATCAATGGCTCAAGGTCAATGGGTGACAGTCCCAGGCAACCTGACTCAATCAGGAAAGCCCGAACGTCGCTATCAAATGAAGAGCGGCCAATACAGGACTACTGAGCCACGTAGTGCTGAGTGGTACGACGAGATGTATGTCAAACCCACTAGCAATGCGGTCGGAGGCATCCGTGATTTTTTAGGGGGCCTTGCGATTGTCAAAGGGGCAATGAATCCGGACCCGACACCGAAGCCGCAACAGAAAGGTCCAACCTCTTTTGCAGATGCCCTAGTAGGTACTCCATTCGTACTAAATGGCGTCCTTGGGTTCAAGAACCAGGACGGTAATTTTCAAGCCAGAGGCGACATGGAAGGGCCTGTCGATGGATTAACGATTGATGAATCCTCTCTCCCATCTCAGGAGAATCCGCTGGGTCCAGAGCAACCCAGAAGCACAGGTCTTTCCGATGACGCGGACGTTCGTCAGTCCGCACTGGATGCGATGCGTCAGCAATACGCTCCAAGCACTGGCATCTATGACACCGATGCTGGCAAGGTGATGCTTGCCATGGCTCAGCAGAACCAGCTGTCTGGCGAAGGCAATCTTGCTGACTACTACGGCGCTCAGCAAAAAGTCGGTGCTGGCCTGAGCGACGAAATCATCGGTGCCATGGGTTACGAAGGTCCTATGGCCGAATGGGCGAAAGCTAACCCAGCGTTGGCGATGCGCGAATACAACAAGAAGTTCGCCAATTCATACGAAGGCTCAGGCCCTGGCGATGAAGCCATTCAGCAAGCGATGGATCAGGGTCAGTTCTTCCCTTCACAAGGGAGTCCTAATCCGCTGGGAACAACAGGCCAGCCTCGTGAAGCAAACACCCAGGCAACCAGTGCCATGCAGAACACGATGTCCCAAAAAGCATCAGAAACTGGCCTGCAGGGTAAGTCAATGCTGATGGCCTTATTGAACAACATGGAAGCTGACAACATGAAAAGAATGGGAGCCCAGCGATGACTAAGCCCTCACATTCCAACGAAGACTTTTATAAGCACCGTAGGGGTCCCAAACGTGCCACTCGGATGAACGACTGGTACGAAGATTCAACAGGTCATCGCGAGACGAAAAACTTTTTCAGCGCGACGCCAAATGGTGTACCTAACAACCCTAATAATTTTCAGTCCTTCACGCCTGCAAGCAGCCACTTCGCTCCTAGCGGGCAACCCGATGGTGATGTTGTCTTCCGCCGTAATCCTTACGGTGATGGCGAGCAGATAGTTGAACAAGATTTGCCAGTTGCCTCGAGACCAACTCAGCAGGGCAAGTACTTCAACAATGCCCCAACTGATCCGAAATTAGACCGCCCTAATTTCATGCAAAGCCCTGGCCCCGCGACTGGCATGAGTACGAGCTTCAGCGGCTTTGGTAAAGGCCCTGGCCGCAACATCAAACGCCGTACTGATAGCAAGAAAGCTCAGTAAGATTAGTTAAACAGGAGTTGTAAATTGGCAACCAGTAGTTCTAACAAAATGCCGCTGCTGGTTGACAGGCCGCTGCATTCCTTTGCATCGGTCGGCGGCGCAGCTGCCTTGACCGATGCCACGAATTTAAACACTCCAAGTGGTGGAGGCTGTGTACTGCTAGTTGACTGCCTAAGCAACGACGGTGCGGTGGTTGATAGTTTATCGATCATTGCGAATGAAGCCAGTACAACTGCCTCTAAGGTGCTTGCCTTCCTGAGTATTGCAACGGCGCCAGCCTCGATTACATCGGCCAACACAGTCTGCGTTGCAAGCGCGACAATCTCTTCTTCGGCTATTGGTGATCGCACCAATATCTCACTACCAGCATTAAGCGTTCCTGTCCCGAACCTTGCGGGGCCAGCCGCAACAACCACGACTTTTGCCTCAGAGCTGGATAAGAAAAATACCGGTCTATATGTGCCTTCAGGTGCTGTCCTCTACGTCGGGGTGAGTGCAGCTTTGACAGCGCCTAGTTCTGCTACTCGAGTCAACGTCTTTGCTCAGGGAGGTTTCTTCTGATGAATTATGAGCAACTCATTAATGAGTTTTATCAGAATTACCTAGGCCGAGCGCCAGACGAAGAGGGCCGGAAAGGCTACTTGGCCCAGATGCAAGGCGGGCGCAATCCCTATGAGATTGCCTACGAAATCCAGGGCTCAGATGAAGGCAGGGCGTACAAGGCAAGGCAGGCGTTTGATAATCAGCGAGCAATTGATGTTGCTAATACGAAGGCAAGAGATATTCAAGCTAAATACGATCAAGCGGCAGGTGAACGAGATAAGCTCCAAGAGAGAATCGGTGGCTATGAAGGTCGCATCAAAGGTTTTGAAGACGATATTGAGGATTACAAGGAAAGACAAATTCAGCTTGCAGGTCAATACCAAACTGCCCTAGGGCAGGTTCAGGATTGGACGAGTAAGGCCAACGAGTACCAGCGCGCTGCGTCCGACTGGGAAAATCAATTCCAGTCGAAATCTGCTGAATACCAAGCTGCCAGACAGGAGGCCGAACGCTATCGCAACGAGGCAGTAGGTCGTCAGCTGGCTGGGCTTCGCAGCGGTTCAACTATTGGCGGTTCAAACGCTGGTGGAGCTGGAAGAGGAAGTCTTGCTTCAGGCGGGACCGGATACCGGTCAGCCGACGACAAGGCTGTTCAAATCGAGAAGAATATCCAAGCAGAAAGCGGCGCACTGTCACGCAAAGGCCCAGTCGTTGAGCGAATAGCCCGAGCTGAGCCACGCAGAGCAGCATCATCTGGTGGAGGCCAGGCTCCTCCAACTCAATCATCCAGTTACTACGCAAGTCGTTTTAGGTAATGTCGATACTCCACCAGTTCCGAGGCGATCAAGGAGGCTTCGGACTCAAGTCATACCAAAGAGCCCGAGCTGCTGGCCTAAACCCCAAGCAGATTGCTGCTGCAATTGGCCCCTCTGGAATGCCAATGGGCTGGAGGGCTAGGGATGCAATTATCAGGGATACCGCTTCACAGGCTGAAGGTCTTAAGCAACAGAGAAATGCAGCACAGGACGAAGCTGCAAAATTGCGCGGTGAGTATGAGAGCCGAATCCGAGACTTTGAGAGTCGGCTGGAAGACTACAAGGGCCAAGTCAGCACGCTGACCGATCAGTACCAGGGAGCTCTCCAGCAGTCCCAGGAATACCAGCAATCAGCCGCAGACTTTGAAGACAAGTTCAACCGGCGAACAACTGAGTTTGAGGCAGCGAGACAAGAAGCCAATCGCTACCGAGAGGAAGCAGTCGGACAGCAACTGCGAGCGATCCGATCAGGCGCGACAACGGGAGGTCGCCAGCAGACTACAAGCGGAATTGGCGATCTAAGTGGAGGTGATGCCAGGTTCCAAGACTCGGGTGACGACAGTGCAATCACAAAAGCGGCAAAAGCAGAAGGTGGTTTGACCGACAGCGTCTTGAGTCGCAAAGGCCCGGTAGTCGAACGCATGCAAACAGCACAGCGCCGTCAAACAGCTCCGAGTGGAGCTCCATCGGCTGGACTCTCTAGCGGTAGAGGAGCTGCCGGTTATTACGCCTCAAGGTTCCGTTGATGTTGGTTATCGCAAGCACTGTGTTGATGGCATCAGTCACGGTCTTCTTCGCGCACCTCTGGGACTGCCGACCAGCGTCATCGCGGCATAGAAAAAACCATGGCTAAGGGTCTGGGCTCCTTTGGTCGGAATTTCAAGTTCTCGTCCGTCAAGAAGCCAGTACCGCAAAAGGCCAAGGGTTTGTACCCCAGCGCCGGGACAGGAGCGGGTGAGTACGGATCCGTTCAGTTCCCTACTGTCATTGAGCAGTACAACCGAGAGTCCGACTACAAGCGATGGAAGCTTGGCCAGGAGTACTACTTCGGCAAAGGGCGCACCTGGGGAGACAGGCAGTTCAACATCCTGGCCAGATTCCTGAATGCCAATCCTTCCTCAAGTACTGACGAAATCGAGACGACAGGAAGCCGAGAGGTTGTCACGCTGTTCCCTAGTGCAACAAGCCCGGAGAACGCTTGGTATGTAGCCACCAGGGTTAGGGGGAGCTTTTTATTCCCCCAGGCAATCCAGTCCTCTGCATTGACTTACAACCAATCTGATCCAGACCCCAGCAACCACACGATCACCTACAACGTCACGGGCATCTACAACGCTCAACAGCTAGGTATCTACAACGTCTGCATCGGCGACCAATTCGAGGACTCGGCTTCTGGACCAAGCTTTCCAGACGATTTGGTTAGGCAAGACACTGACGCAGTTGCCTTCACGCTGATTGCCGTCTCCACGGCGAGCATGACGATGACATTTGACTTGTCGAAACCTCACCGACGAGTCAACCGTAATGGGAATATCTACTGGAAGAAAGAGAAATATGACCCTGATGATCCGACCGTTCCAGTTCTGAAATGGAAGGATGATGGCTCGAAGTATCTGGCATCATCGTTCACATTCTTCTGTTGTTGCCCTGATTGCCTGGGAGGAGCAGTCGCGAACCTGGATACCGTTCAGTCAAAAGCGACTCTCGACACATTCCCTCTGCCCAACGCAAACAGAAGTGTCATCAGTGCCTGGGAGAGCGAAGGCGTCGGCTACTACCGGCAGTGGCGGTCTCTCGCTAGTCGCAAGGATCAACGTCGCGAGTGCAAACACATTCACGCACAGCGATGGGCATGCGGCGTCCCATGGCTTGAGCCTGATGACTATCCCACAGCATCCGAAAGGGATGTACTGGAATTCATGGCTTCAGCCGAGAAAGCCTTGGACCCCGAGGAGTATTTGAGATACTTCAGAAATCGCCGGTTGAGCTTCGATCGTTTTGTGCTGACAATTGCCGAATCAGCAGGACTGACTCTTTTCCCAGGCGGTGATGTCCGCGAGAACATTAGGCCGAGCAATTTGCCGATGCTCTGGAACGACCGAATTGAACCACTTGCTTCCTGGTGCAGAAACAATGATTGGTGGATGGAACGAGGTACTCAGAACTTAAAGTGCTTCAACGCGACAACACAGCAATTTCAAGACACGGTGCCAAAAGGTGGTGTGGATTATCCGATCCTTGAGTTCCTGCCAGATACAGCACCAACTACGCCAAAGATAGTTCCTTAAGCCATTTAGAATACGCGAGGAGGCAATAACATAAGCCGTGGCAACTGAGCCTCTTAATCCTCGCGTTCAACCTCTTTTTGGAGGTCGGTACGCAGAAAATACATCAGGCATTATTGCCGCAATTAATGCATGCATTGACGCTGCTGGAGGCACCGTGACGACATATCCCTCCAATACAGCTGGAATCATTCAGGCATTGATTGATCTTGAAGCAGCGATCAGTGGCACTTCTGGAAATTCGTCGGTCGTCCCAACAACCTCAGGTGAAGCGCTGAGTGAAGGCGATGTTGTCTACGTGAAGGCCTCGGACGGCAAGATTTACAAGGCCACAAACGCAGCTACTTTCGAGCGGGCCAATGTTTTGGGCATGGTCAAAGAGACAGTGTCCGCAGCTGATCAACCGGTAAAGATTGTGGTGCGTGGCCCATGCGGCGGATACACGGGGTTGACCATCGGGTCTGAATACTTCCTGGGTCTTGATGGAGCGATTACGACTACCGCTCCAAGCGGCGGAGGCTTGTACTCAGTCCAGGTAGGCACAGCAGTCTCGGCCACAAAGCTTGATGTCCACCCTGTAACTCCAGCGCTGACTACCTGATGAATCGTTTCGCACTCGTTTTAGTCAATGGCGTTGTGCAAGAAATGCCGATCAATGATCGGATTGAGCACAGTGCGAATATCCCCCGGCAGGCAAATGCCCCGAGTCCTGCGGTCTCTGGTGATCAATGGTTTGACACCAGCACCTCCCGCTTCATGCTGTATGACGGCTCGCAGTGGACAACGGTTGGTGGTGATAACGCATCAGCTATCGCCACGGCGAACCAGGCTCTGGCTGCAACGGCTGATATCTATGTAGAAGTAGCCAATGTCGCGGCGATTTCAGCCAGTCCCGCCAACGGCGACAAGATCGAGCTTCTCGATTCAACAGGGGTTCAAAGTTTTAGCCCGCTTAGCGGCTTGCCTTCTGGATTCGTAGGTGCGTCAAACCTGCTGGTGAGGCTCGAATACAACAGCAGCGGCAGTAGTTGGGAGTATCGGAGCTTTGCAGCAAAAGACCCAGATGGTCGATACCTGAAGAGCCTTTCGCCAGTGGTACTAGGTGACTCAGGCACTGGATCTGGAGGCATCACACTGAACTGTGAGACGAATGCCCATGGCGTCAAGCTCAAAGGCCCTGCTCACAGTGCAGCTGCTAACTACACGCTGACACTGCCAGACGATGCGGGAACGGCTGGACAGATCCTGCAGACAAGTGGGTCGAGCGGCAATCTGTCTTGGGTGACTAATGACAGCAACGAGATTGTCCTAGGGAGCTCAGGAAAGGTCGAACTTAAGCTCAATAGCCTCAACGACGGCAGTCTTGAAACTACTTTAGAAGGCGTCCTGATTAAGCGGGACCTGCACACCCACTCCTTTATATATATCAATCAATTTATCAGCGCGGATATTGAGATTAGAGGGGATAAAACCTTCGCCTTTCAGCAAAACTCAGGCGGCGGTGGCCAATTTACAGCTTTCAAGAAAAGCCAAAGCGCAACATCCTCGGTAACATTCACTCTTCCAGACACAGATGGCTCCGCAGGTCAGGCTGTCATTACCGATGGAAATGGTGTTCTTGCGTTCGGAAATGTCGGCGGGCAGTTCCTTGAGACTCCTCAGACATTGACCGAAAACAAAGTGATTGCAGCCAACATCAACGCATCGTGCAATGGTCCAATAGCGCTAGATTCAGGTGTAACAGTGACTGTTGGGTCGAACTCAAGTCTTGCAATCAGAAGGTAATTAATCATGGCTTACGGAAAGATCAAGGCAGACACTCTGACCTTCGATAACTCTGGTACAGATAGCGACATTGCAGTAAGTGGGATCCCAACAGCGGCTCAGCTAAATGCAAAAGCCAATACGTCTGACATTGGGTCGACAATTCAAGCGTTCGACGCAGACACCGCCAAGACTGACGTTGCCCAGAACTTCACTGCTGCTCAGCGTGGCGCTATCTCAGCCATTGCGGTTGCGGCAGGTGACACGACTAAAACACTGGATTTTGCTACAGCAAATAACTTTGAATTGACACTGGCCAACACGAACACATGCACATTAAACAATCCGTCAAACTTAACCGCAGGGCAAAGCGGATCAATCTTTGTTGTTCAAGATAGTACGGGCAGCCGCATCTTGAATTACGGATCGAGTTGGGAATTTGCAGGCGGCAGCGCAGGTGCGCCGACGCTTTCTACTGCTGGAGATTCTGTTGATCGGATTGATTACATCGTCCGCTCTGCTACTTCCATTCACGCTGTCTTCACCGCTGCTTACTCATGAGCGTAATTAATACCAGTGCACTTGCTGGCGCTTCCGGCCAGGCGGCAGGTGGTGACTATCAGATTAAACGTAGCCTTAGGTTTAATGATGATGATACTCCTTCATTAACATGGACTCCAAGCTCTAGTGGATCCACAAGAACATTTACATTTAGCTGTTGGTTTAAGAGATCCAATCTGACACAAAGTTATGCATCAATTATCAGCTCAACAAACGCAAGTGCGGTGAGTGGTTTATATGTGACACTTACAGGTGACTACTTGCAAGTTGGAGAATACTCTACAAATGCTTGGATCTGGAATCTGCAATCTGCAGCTGTATTTAGAGATCCGACAGCTTGGTATCACCTCGTAGTAAGCATAGATACCACGCAAGCAACAGCGTCTAACAGGGTAAAGTATTGGGTTAACGGTAGTTTAATTACAGAATTTAATTCTACATACAATACTTATCCAAGCCAAAACCACGATATTCAATTCAATGACTCTGGAAGGCCTATAGCAATAGGCCAACTGGGATCTTATAACGGATTAAATTGGGATGGTTATTTAGCCGACATACATTTTCTCGACGGCATCGCAGCGTCAGCATCTGACTTTGGTAAACCCGATGATGACAACGGTGTTTGGCAACCTAAGGCCTATTCAGGCTCCTACGGCACTAACGGCTTCCACCTTGACTTCTCTGACAACAGTTCTGACAGTGCCTTAGGTACTGATAGCAGTGGTAATAGCAACAACTGGACTGTAAATAATTTAATTGCGCAAGATGGTCAGGTATTTTCTAGCGGTAGCTTTACAAGTACTCTGTATAGCGGTTGGGCTAATGCATTTGACGGTAGTTTATCTACAGGCGCCTTCACTTACTCAACAACAACTTCAACACTTACATTACCAAGACCTGTCACTTGGAGCAGTAAATTTGAGATCTATGCTCTACAATATGGCGGCTCGTTTTTTGTCAATGGTTCAGACGCCTCACCAACCTGGAACACTCCAGCATCAACAGCTGCTTGGTACGATATTACCTCAATTGTTGGTTCTTCCGGTACTCTGACCAGTGTTGGTGTTTCAGACGTAAGCGCTAACTACGTCAAATTATTTGCCATTAGATTAGACGATACTCTTCTTGTTAATTCAACTGCTACACAAGATGTATTCCGCGACTCCCCAACCAACGGCGACCCTGCAAACGACACTGGTGCGGGCGGTGAGCTTAGTGGTAACTATTGCGTACTGAATGCAGCTGTACCGTTGCAGGACGATAGTCTTAGTGATGGCAATCTAAAACTTATTGGTAATTACAGTGGTTTTAAATACCCTGGGCATGTTGGAACTATTGCAGCGCCTGCTGGCACAGGTAAGTGGTACTGGGAGATCGATATTGGGAGTGCTCCATCATATACAATGCTTGGAATTGTTTCAGCAAGCGAATATTTTGATGGCCGAAATGGCTATGCTGGCAGTGAATATGAAGGATGTACTGTCTACGTTGGATACAACGGTACTGGCTATCAGAATGTAGGAGCTACTGTAGGAACATCGTACAGTGCATTAACTGCAGCTACTCTTGTCGGCGTAATGTTTGATGCGGGAGCTGGTACTTTCAAACTTAGCTATAACGGCGTTGAACAATCAACTATTTTTACTGGAATTCCAACCAATAAAAGTTTTGCCCCTTTCATAACACATTACGGGGAAAATCTTACTTACACCTTTAACTTTGGCCAACGCCCCTTTGCGTATAACCCACCAAGCGGTTACAAATGCCTTTGCACAGCAAACCTACCCGACCCAACGATTGAGGACCCGAGTAAGCATTTTGATGTAAAAACATTCCCTGCAAATAATGGTAGTCAGTCTATAAGTCTTGGATTCTCACCAGATTTGGTCTGGACTAAGTCTCGCGATCACTCTTATGAAGGTCAAATCTTTGACAAAGTTCGTGGAAACAATCAAGAGATGAGCCCTAACGCTGTCCGTATAGACCGTACTTTGGCTAATAGCCTTACTTTTGATAGCTCCGGTTTTACGATGCCGAGCACAAACAATAACGCTAACTATACTCCAAGTAACGGCGGTGGTGTTGGTTGGGCCTGGGAAGGCGGAGATCTAGTTACAAATAGTGCTTACAGCCAAAGTCAAACGTGGAGTGATTCTTTAACTTCAAGCACAGGCTTTAGAGGCAGCGAACCTGCGACCAGTACGTTTGACGGCAGCACCAGTACCACCTGCTCTGCTGTCGGCAGTGGAATAGTCACTTATACGTCACCTGTGACAGTTTCATCTAGTGAAACTATCAGGGTGTATGTGAATGGTGGAACAACAAATGTTTCTGTGAATGGTGGCAGTGATCAAGCAGTCTCTGCTGGATCCTTCGTTACGCTTCAGTTCGACAACCCAAGCACCACTCCCTTTACTCTTGCATTTCAACGGCCAGGCGGTGCTGATACGGGAGTCAAGGCTATTGAGATTGGGGGCAAAGTCTTGGTTGACGCTGGTGTTATTCCTGTTGGTAGTTTAAATGGCTCGGTGTATAACCAGGATAAAAATTGGTCGGGTTACACAAAAACTGGATCTTATCCAGGAGGTGCAACCTGGAGTGAAGCTTTTAACGGTGATTTAGCTGATGGCGTTTATACCAACACAAATGTAACTGGCACTCTTACTATAGACGTGGCTGATCGACCTACGTGGTCGAGCAAAATTCGTATTTATGGAATCAGATATGGATCTGCACTGATTAAAATTAATGGCACTGATGTAAGTTCTTCTGTTAGTAATTCCGTCGGCTGGTACGATCTATCCTCAACTCTTGGTTTATCAGGAACTCTTGAATCTTTCGAGATCGACAATCCGGGCGGAAATTATAGCAAGATCAATGCTGTTGAATTAGATGGACGTTTACTTGTTGATACGAGTGTCACAATGACAAACGTCCCATCAATCGCTACAACAGTAAGCGCCAATCCAAGTGCTGGGCTCTCGATTATTAAGTTTCGAGGAAATGCTACTGATAACGCCACGGTTGCCACAGGACTAAACGCCCCGCCAGAGTTTGTGATTCAGAAAGGCCTCACTATCGCTAATTATTGGGCGGTATATCATGCTGGCTATACTCATCCGCACACAAGGCTGAATCTAACAGATCAAGCTGAAACTAGTTCTAACTACTGGAAATCATTTTCTAGCGCACTGATAACATTGCCAGGCGCTGGATCAACTCTCAACAACGTAAATAATGACGGTGAAGATTATATCGCCTACTGCTTTTCACCCGTAGAAGGCTATAGCGCGGTTGGATCGTACACCGGGTCTACTGGCGGTGCGTTTGTTTATACCGGGTTTAAAACCCGCTGGCTAATGATAAAAGCAGTAAGTCAGTCTGGATCTTGGGTTATGTATGACACAGCGAGAGACCCAGGCAATTCTGGCGAAAATTGGTTGTATGCCAACAGTGCTTCCGATGAACAACCAGCGGCAACATATGAAGTTTATACCACTAGCAACGGTTTTCGTACAGCTGGTACTTCTGCAGAAAATAATGGAAATGGGGTTACATACATCTACGCTGCCTTTGCTGAACACCCCTTTAAAACTGCTCGCGCACGCTGATTAATTATGCTTAAGAGAAGCGTGCTTCCATTAAATGTTGAAACTAGGCGATAAGCCCCTCGCATACGACAGGGCTTTTACTGATCCTAAGACTGGCATCC